GCTGACGCTGTAACAACAACTGCAAATGCACTGAGGGTATCAAATGAAAAAGCAAAGATGGCTACAAAGCAGCGCGATGCTGCTATTGACAGTGGCGCTTACAAGTTGCGGGTTCCTGTCAAAGCGTCCTGCCCCGTACAAACCACCACAGATACCGCCGTTGCCGCAGGAAGTGGTGGAGGAGAAGCACGAACCGAGCTTGACCCAGCGTTTGGAAAAGCTCTTTTCGCAATAGCAGAGGAAGGCGACCGCGCCATCACCAAGCTGAATGCTTGCATCTCACTTTATAACCAAGCCCTTGAATCACAGAAAGGTATCAAATGAATCTGTCAGCAAATTTTTCCCTGCACGAGATGTGTAAGTCAGAAACGGCCCTGCGCATGGGATATGACAACACGCCAGATGATGAGGCGACAGAGAATCTGCGCCTGCTGTGCGAGAAAGTGTTGCAGCCTGTGCGTGACCATTACGGCAAAGGTGTGAAGGTGAACTCAGCTTATCGCAGCCCTGAATCCAATGCGGCTGTCGGCGGGTCCAAGACCAGCGACCATTGCAAGGGCATGGCGGCCGATATAGAAATACCTGGCGTTGCCAATGCGGATCTGGCTCAGTGGATCATGGATAACTTGGACTACACCCAGCTCATTTTGGAGTTTTACACGCCAGGCATTCCAGACAGCGGCTGGGTGCACGTCAGCTTTGACCCTAATAATCTTAAGAAGCAAGAATTGACGGCCACCAAGGTTGCCGGTAAGACGCAATATTTGCCTGGTCTGGTCGCATAATTTAGGTCATGGCTACCAATCTGACTCAGCAGCTCGACACACCAGCGCCACCCAATTTGGGGACGCCTGATGTGCTTTACAGCGAAAGCTATTTCAGACAGACCAATGGCGGCCTCAATGTCTATTTCAACAAGCTGCGCAACCTGTTTGGCGCGTTGCTTGGCCCAGCAGGCGGGAAGTGGATAAACAGCCCCTATGGCGCGTTTCAGGACTCCACAGACCAGACGGCGGCCAACACCACCACGGCCTACGCCATCACCTTTGACACCACCGACTTTACTAATGGCGTCACCTTGTCGAATTCGTCAAGGCTGAATGTGGCGCAGGCTGGGATCTACAACCTGCAATTCAGCATCCAGTTCAAGAACACCACCAACGACACGCAAGACGTTGACGTGTGGTTTCGTAAGAATGGCACTGACATTGCCAAATCAAACTCAAGATTTAGTCTTGGCCCTCGCAAATCGTCAGGCGACCCATCCCATGTGATTGCCGCGCTTAATTTCTTTGTGAGTTTGGCGGCCACCGACTATCTTCAAATCATGTGGCGGCCATCAGATGTCGGCGTGTCAATTGAACACTACGCCGCAGGCACTTCACCGACAAGGCCAGCCGTTCCATCAGTAATTGCCACTTTGAGCTTTGTGTCCAATTTGTCCACAGAAACCGCATAATTCAGCCATGGCATTCGTACCTCTCAAAATCCCACCAGGCATCTACCGAAACGGTACTGAGTACCAGTCTTCGGGCCGTTGGTATGACGCAAACCTTGTTCGCTGGTTTGAGAATACCCTGCGCCCAATTGGCGGTTGGCGTAAGCGTTCCAGCAGCCAAATGACCGGCTCATGCCGTGGACTGCTTACCTGGCGCGATAACAGCGGAGATCGTTGGATTGCCGCAGGCACACACTCAAAGCTCTACGCCATGAACGAGGCGGGGACGCTGAAGGACATCACGCCATCAGGGTTTACTGCTGGCGCTGCCGATGCTGTCATCAAGACCGGCTATGGCTATTCCACTTACGGCAATTTTGCTTATGGCGTTGCGCGGCCAGACACTGGCACTGTGACACCGGCCACCACATGGTCCTTGGACACATGGGGAGAGTATCTGGTGGCCTGTTCTGACGCTGATGGCAAGCTGTATGAGTGGCAGTTGGGATTCTCAACGCCAACACTGGCGGCGGCCATCACCAATGCACCGACAGGCTGCGCGGCGGTGATGTCAACTGCCGAAAGGTTTATCTTCGCCCTGGGCGCGTCCAGCAATCCTCGGCTGGTGAAGTGGTGCGATCAGGAGAACAACACAGTATGGACGGCTGCGGCCACCAACCAGGCTGGTGACTTTGAATTGCAAACGGTTGGCGCTTTGAAGGCTGGCAAGAAGGTTCGCGGCATCAACTTGCTGTTTACTGACGTTGACGTACACACCGCCAGCTACATTGGCGCACCCTATGTTTATTCCTTTGAGAAGGCCGCAAGTGGTTGCGGCTTGATCTCTTCGCAGGCCGTGGCCGCGATTGACACTGCCGCCATGTGGATGTCTAAATCGGGCTTCTGGATATTTGATGGATATGTCAAGCCACTGCCTTGCGATGTCTCGGACTATGTGTTCCAGAACATGAACTACAACCAGTCGTCCAAGGTTTATGCGGTGCACAACTCCAAGTATGGCGAGATCTGGTGGTTCTACCCATCAAGCGCCAGCAACGAGGTTGATTCCTACGTCACATACAACTACCGCGAGAATCATTGGAACATTGGCTCCATGGCTCGCACTGCTGGCACTGACCGTGGTGTGTATTTGAATCCTCTGATGGTGTCGTCTGACGGCTACATCTACGAGCATGAAGTCGGCTTTGCTTATGACGGCGGGAATGTCTATGCCGAGTCTGGACCCTTTGAGATTGGTCAGGGTGACAACATCATGTCTGTGCGTCAGGTGATCCCTGATGAGCAGACATTGGGCGAGGTTGCTATCAGCTTTAAGACGCGAATGTATCCAACGTCAACAGAGACAACGCATGGACCGTATTCGGCAAGACAGCCGACAGATGCGCGGTTCTCTGGCCGTCAGGTGAAGATGATTGTGACTGGCGCACTGCTGGACGATTGGCGCGTTGGCGTCATGAGATTGGAAGCTGTGGCGGCTGGTAAGCGTTGAGCCTCGCTGGAAAATAGAATACTGTTAAAGGAAATCAAGATGGCAACAGCACAACAAGTCGCAGAAACAAAACAGATGGTCAAAGAGTCCATCTTGGAAGAGGGTATTAATCCAAACACCCTGATTCAACTTGGCGCAATGGCGCAAGCTGTTTTGCAAGATACATCTAAGTATCCTCAGTTTTTACAGGCTGTTGTTGACAGTGGCTTGGCTGAAGAGGCCGACTTCACAGGCAACATTGATTATCAGATTATTGGTGTATTTGTTGCCGCTGGTGAGATGGTCAAAGAGATGATTGCATCTGGCGAATTGGGAGCATGACATGGGACTGAAAAAACTTGGTACTTGGTTAAAGAAAAACATCAAGCCTATTGCGGCAGTCGCGGCAGTCGTTTTCCCGCCATTGGCTCCAGCAATTGGTACAGCACTTGGCGCTACCGGTACGGCGGCGGCCATCGTTGGCTCTGCGGCTTTAGGTGCTGGCGCTAGTGCAATTGCGGGAGACTCAACGCAAGATATTCTCAAGAGCGCGGCAATTGGTGGCGCGGCGGCTGGAGTCACTCAGGCTGTTGCGCCAAACTTCTTCCAAGGCAGCGGCCTACTTGGTTCTACAACGGCTCCTGCGGCTCCTGCCGCAACAGGTGAAGTCGCCACTGGTTTGATGGGAAGTGCCTTGCCATCTGCCGCTGGAACAGGTGTATCGGCTGCCGCCACTGGCACAGGCATCATGGATTCCTTAGCGAAGTATGGCACTGGCGTTCTTGACTTTGCCAAACAAAATCCACAGCTTGCCGGTTCATTGCTTGGCGCTTTGGGTGGTGCTGTGAGTGCCGCCAACGCGCCTAAAGAGCAGACTACAACCACGTCAATTGATCCCCAAGTCAAAGCCGAATACTTGGCAAACCTTGAGCGTGCAAAGCTGACTGCCGCCACATTGGGCGAAAGACAGTTTGCGCAGCCTGGTGCGATGTACACGGCGGCAGAGCAAAACCTTTACAACCTTGGCATGACGCCATTCGGTGCGGCTGACATCCAGCAGTTCTTTAACCCATACGAAGAGCAAGTGGTGCAAGGCGCTTTGGGAGATATTGAGCGTTCACGTCAGATGCAAGACGTTACCGACAGAGCCAGAGCTGTGCAAGCCAGAGCCTTTGGCGGTTCACGTCAAGGCGTGCAAGAGGCTTTGACAAATGAAGCTGCATTGCGCCAGGCGGCAACAACAGCATCAGGCTTGCGCCAAACAGGCTTCACCCAGGCCGCCAACCTTGGTTTGGCTGCACGTCCTTTGAACATTGCAGGCTTGCAGACTTCTATGGGCCTTGGCGCACAGCGCGATGCTTTGACCCAAGCCCGACTCGATGCCGCACGCAACGTGCCTTTGGAGCGTTTGGCTATTACTGGTGGCGCGTTGGGCTTACAGCCTGCAAGGACTGGCGAGACATCCACACAGCCTTTGTACAACAGCACTATTGGCAGTGCATTGTCTGGCGGCCTGACTGGCGCTTATATTGGTTCTCTGTTGCAACCTCAACAACCTCAACAGCAACCTGTTCGTATAGGATAAAAACATGGCGACATCATTTGACATGGGACTGCTTGGCGATCTATTTGGTGGTGGCGGTGAGACCGGCCTTGAGGGCTACTTGACGCCAGCACAGCAGCAGGCAATGCAACGCCAAGGCTTGTTGCAGGCTGCCATGGCTATTGGTCAGGCCAGCGGCCCCAGCACCACACCACGGTCCTTGATGCAGATTCTCAGCTCTGGCGTTGCTGCTGGGCAGCAGGGCTATGCCGAGGCGCAAAAGAATGCCATCACCAATTTGCTGACTAAGCAGAAGATGGACGAGGCGAAACGCACTCAAGACTTGCGCAATATGTTGATGAAAGGAATTGTTGGCGGCGCTACAGAGCCAACAGTTGCGGCGCAGCCTACAACACAATTCCCAATGGCTGGCGAAGAAATCAGCCCATTGCAATCTCAAATGATCCCAGGCTTGCCTGTTGGCCCAACAGTTGATCGCGCCTCTTTAATTGGTCAACAGATGCCAGAAGGCATTGCGCCACCATCATTGCCAACTGTGACGGCAACAGCAAAGCCTAAAACTCAACAAGATATTTTTGCTGGCCTCACAAGAGATCAAAGGTTGATCGCTGCTTTGGACCCAAATGCAATACTTCCAAAGGTATTTGAGGAAAGCATGAAACGTGAGAGTTTTGAAACAATCACAGGAAAAGATGCTTCCGACCTTGGCCTTGATCCTCGCGGAAGGTATCAGATCAACAACAGGACAAATCAGATTACTACACTGGAGTCTCCTGGCGACAATTACAAGATCGTTACTGGCGCAGAGGCTGTGAAACTTGGCTTGCCTGGTGTTGGCAATTTCCAGATCAACACCAAGACAAATCAAGCCACTTTGCTCGGTGCGCCTGAAGGACCATTCGGTGGCGGCACAACTGGTGCTGCTTACAACATCTTGTTGAACGAAGATCCAAGCAGCGCCAAATATGCTTTGGCCTATCGTGAGCTGTCCAAGCCAGTGCCAACTGAACAAGTGCAGGCTGATGGCTCTGTGCGAATTGTGTACACACAGCCTGCGCCTATTCCAGCATCATTTGCGAAGCCAAGCTATAAAGGCCGTATGCCTACTCCATCAGCAACACCGGCGACTGTTGTTCAGACTGGTGCTGCGCCAACAAGGGCGGCTCCTGCTGCGGCTGCTCCTGCTGATGGTGCTGTTGCTGTGCCACCTCCTGCTGGCGCGAAATCAACGCCAATGGCTCCACAGGCAGAAGAGATCAAAACAACCAGAAAAGCCATCAATGCTGGCGTCGATTTTGTTGCGGCTCTTGACAAGCTGGAAAACATGGTCAGAAGTCAGGGGATGCAAATTGGCGGATTGGGTGAAGTTGGAGCCGCGCAAGAAGTTGTGTATGAAGATTTGCTCACAAAAATCAGACTTGCGGCTGAACTTGGCGTATTGAACAAAGAAGATTTACCAAGGATTCAAGCTCAACTTGGCAGCCCAACTGCTTTGTCAACATACATCAAAGGACTTGGCGGCCCATCTGCTTTCTATTCTCAAATTGGCGAATTGAAAAATAAAACCATTGAAGAGACAACTAGAAAGAATTTGCAGTTTGGTCAGCCAATCATGCAATTGCCATCAACATTTACTGCGGCTCCAGCTAGGCCGCAAACGCCGCCAGCGATCCTAAAATTGATGCAGCAATACCCAGCGAGGAAACCATAATGGCAGACCCAACTATTGACGATCTGTATAAGTCTTTGGAGGCCGCTGATGCGGCTGGAGATACACAGGCTGCGCAGGCTTTGTCAGACTACATCAGGTCATTGCAAATACCTGCGCCAAGTGAAAAGCAAATTGAAATGACAACTGGTGCGCCTTTGGGTGTCCGCGCTGCTGTTGGATCTGCCACCACCATGCAAGACAAGTTGGCGACATTGCAGAAGTTCTTTCCTGACGCGCAGCCATACGACAAAGAAAACTTCATCTATACCGACCCTAAGAGTGGGCGGCCAACATTGATGAACGAAAAGAATCCCGTGTTCTTTGGCGTTCCATTGCCGACAATGGGTGACATTGCTGGCGCTTTGCCAGAGATTTCAGAGTTTGTTGGTGCTGGAACTGGCGCAGCTTTGATGGCTCCATTTGGACCGCCAGCAATGGTAGGAGGTGCTGGCGTTGGTGGTGCTGCATTCAAAAAGCTGTACGAGATGGGCATGCAATATGGCGGCCCAACTGTAGAGACTAGAGGCGCACCAGAGCAGGCCACAGGCGTGACAAAAGATATTTTGTTAAACGCTATTGGTCAGCGTGGAGGCCAGCTTGCTGAGAAGTATCTGCCTGAATTACTGACGCCAATTCAACAGAGATTGATGGGTTTGCGCGAGGGCATACCTCAAGCAGCATCGCGCCTCGGAATTAAGTTACCTGCTGGCGTGGCTACACAAAGCCCAGCAGTTATGCGCATGGAAGCTGGCTTGGCTCAGACACCTGGCGGTGCTCAAGTCATTGCGCCAAAGTATGAATTGATGCAAGAGCAGATGGGAACAGCCGCCACATCAATTGGCGAAGATATTTCCAAGGCAAGCAAAACTACAGCGCCTCAAATCTTCACAGAAAAAGGCGGCTTGGGTCAGTTTTTCAAGAAAGGTGCTCAAGCTGCTGGCAAGCGGTTTGAGGAAAGACGCAACCAAATTGATGATTTGGTGTCGAATGCTGTTGGCCCAAACAATAGATTTGCGGCAAACAACACGGCTCAATTGGTCAATGATTTACGCGCTCGAATTGCAAGAGATCCCAACACCATGGGGCCACTCTTGCAGCCAGTGATTGACCGTGCCATGCGTGTTGTGGATGACGCAAATGCTGGCTTTGGCGGCGTGTCTTTTGACGCACTTCGCAAAACTCGCACAGCTATTGGCCGTGAATTAGATCGACCAGACATCAGCGGATTAACTCAATCTCCATACTTGTCACAGCTTTATGCTGCACTGAGAGCTGACGTTGGTGCAGCCGCCAAGCAGTCTGGTCCAATTGCAGACAGATCACTCAAGTTGCATGATCGCTATGTCAGGTTCAACCGTGAGGTGAATCTGCCTGCACTGCAAAAGATTGTTGATCAGGATTTGGATGTGGCGGCAGCGAACTACGCGCTATCTGGCACAAAGGATGGCCTTGGCCGTTTGCAATTACTGCGCAGAAACTTCACGCCTGATGAGTGGGATACCGTCACAGCATCTGTCTGGCAACAACTTGGCAATGCCAAGGCTGGCGTCAAAGAAGGTGCAGATGTCGGCGCTGACACTTATCAATTTAGCGCAAACACTTTCCTAACAAACTGGAACAACTTAAGCGACAGCGCCAAGAATGTGCTTTTTGCTGGCGAGCGTTATCGCAACATCATCCCAGCCATCAATGATTTGGTGAAGGTGACAACCGGTGCGCGTGAGGCTGGAAAGGCCGTCAATACATCCAACACGGCTGGCGCTCAGATGGTTGCATCGGCATTGCTAGGTTCTGGCGGCATGATTGGCGGCGGTTTGTCGGGTGACATGACCCAAGCCCTTGTTGGTGGTGCATCAGCTCTCAGCGGCCTGATTTTGACCAGCAACACAGCCGCCAAGCTGTTGGAAAGCCCTCGATTCATTCGCTGGGTATCTGACACCAGCAGAGCTGTGGTGAACAACCCAAATTCTTTGACAACGCAGATTTCCAAGCTGGTCACAATTGCCAATGCCGAGCCAGGCATGAGTGATGCCATTGAGTCGTACTATAAACAGATTCAACCTATTGCGGTTCAAATCCGCAGAGCGAGATAACACCATGGCAGAACAATTCACCGGCCTCCTTGGCGATGTCTTAGGGTACATGCAAGACCCAAACAGGACGCAAGCCTTGCAAGGCATTGGCGGCTTGTTGCAAGGCAGCCTGTCGCAGATGCAGCAGTCTCAAAACAAATGGCGTGAATTGAATGCTCGCGCATTTGGCGACAAGAAGAATCCCGCCAAGATTACAGATCAGGCGGCGTTTGAAGAGCTGACCAACATGACGATGGCCGGTCCGATGGGTGTTGCGCCTGCTGGCATGGTTGCAAAAGCGCCAAAAATGAGTGCAGCACAAGCCAGAGAGCTTGGTTATTGGCACGACATTGGTGCTGGCAAGAAGTTGCCTATTCCAATTTCAGAGATGAAAATGGATTTGCAACCCATTGCGAACTTGCCACCAAAGATCATTGCATCACCAGAGAAGATGCAAGGTGGAGCAATTGTTCCATTTGTTGGCGACAGGTCAGCCGCCGGACAAAATCTTCTTGGTGTTGGTGACGTCAAATTTCAAACGCCAGTAACACTTGAAGGCGGTTATGACTTCATGCGTATGCAGTCACCAACTGGATCTATTTGGGCATCAGATAAGGGTGCATCACAGTCATTGCAAAACAAGATTGATGAAGCAGCAAAAGCTGGCGGGGATGTCTATGGCGTGTATTCGGCCATGGGTCCAGAGTCGATGAACTTCAACACGATGATGTCTGATGCATTGCTTGAACAGATGAAGGCTGGCAAGATTTCAAAGAAGAACATCGCAGCCTTTGACCGTGAAGTCAGATCATTGCGTCCAGAGTGGAAGGGCGTCATGTCTCCAGATTCACGCGCACAACTTGAATCTAATGGCGCATTGAGACATGTATTTGTTGACCGTATGCAATTGGATGAATTCCAAAATGCTGGTTTCCCCAATATTGCCTACACGCGATACGCCATCACAGATCCATTGTTGCTGAATGAGCCAATGTATTCTGGTGGCCTTGCAATTGGAAAGATGAAGCCTGGCGCTGCATTGATTACAAACCCAGTATCGCCACACAAAACATATGACACTCAATTAGCTGGTCAATATTTTGGCGGCTTTGAACAGTCATTGCCAAAAGAGATTTTGTTCCCTGATTGGTACAAGATGCGCCGAGAAATCAAAGCGCCTGAAAGTGGTGACGTCAGGTCATTCCAGCTTTCCAAGCCAATACAGCCGACAAATCAAGAGTGGCTCGACAACCTCATGAATTATGTTGAAACCCAAAAATCTCTTTTAGATTGACGAGGATCAGGTCGATCCTGTGCTGTGTTTCGATCTTGAATTCTGCTGGCTCAGTTTGCTCTGATTCAACTGCCGATTCAATGTAAAGCTGGAGAGTGTTAAGCGCCTCCAGCTTTTCTTCTTGCGTCATGTTTTCCAGCTTCTTCATCATCTCTCTCCAAACAACGCAGCCACCAGCGGGTCGCGTTTAATCTTCCACTTCTTGGCTCGCTCCCGCGCCATCCTGAAGGCGTGGTCATCGAGGGACTCTTTAGCTCTCCACTTGTCCAGCCTCTCTTTGGCCGTTAATGGATCAGGCCTGATGGCGTCAGATCCGATGCCGTAGGCGTACACCGCCACCCAGACAGTGCCAACCCTGCGCCACTCTGTGACGTACACCAGGCCAGATCTGCGCAGCTTGGCAACAAGTATCTGAGCCGACCGCTGGGTGCAGTAAGTCATGGCCGCCAGCTCATGCGCAGTCAAGCCCTGGCGCGTCAGCAGGTCAACGATGCGGGGCAGGCGCACTGACTTCATTTGGTGTCGCTGTGCTCGCGTCTGGCGTGCCTGTCAGCCTCTTCCTTGCGCTGGAAATACTTGTTGCACTCAGTGCACCGCCACCAAGTCTGCTGCACCACGATAGTTTCCTTCTCGGTGTGCAGACCCTTGGTGCGGCCATAGAAGGTGCGCACTGGTTCAATCACTTCTTGGCTGCCTTTGCCAAGGAGTAGGTCAGGACCGACTTCTTCTTGCCAATGCCGTGATTCTTCTGCTGGGTTGCTGATGACTTCTTGCCAGCGATGTGTCGGCGCAGTGAGTCGTCAGTGCTGAAGATGGATGGCGTGCCATCGTTCCAATTGAATGCTGTCTTAGCGGTCATATCCCCATTCCCTACATAGTTGTCTTGTTCGTTGTTTGAGTTTCTTCTTGTCGCAGATTTTGGCCTGCTGCCTCTCTATCATTTTCTCGCGCAATGTCAGAGGCTTTGGCGGCGCTGGGAACATCCCATTGAGGCCGACCACCGCCATTGATGCGCAGATCAGGAGGCGAGAGATCATGCTGGCGTCTTCTCTTTTTTGCGTTTGCTTTGCAGTGGGTGCAGGCCAACTGTCTCTGTGTGCCTGATTTGCTCGCGGCGCTTTAAGCCATTGACCTTGCCATTGTTGATCTGAACAAGCTCCTTGTCCTTTGTCCAGATTGATGGGCCTGAGAAGTCAAATGCTGATTTTGGTTCAGCCATTGTTCTTCTCCTCGGCAAAGCCGTTCTTTTGCTTGAGTTTGGCTTCGATGGCATCGGCAAAACTATACAATTTAGCGCCATAAGCGTTAATATCTTCCATGATTGCGCCTTGTTCTTGTTCCGTCAGCCCTACCCATGTGCGCTGTGGTGGGTGGGTGGTTGCACATTCTGGAAACTGAGTGAATCCTTTGGTGCATAAATACATACAAGCTCTGTCACACAAAACATCAGGCTTCATCCACGCCACAGGCTCTTGCTCAATCTCTTGACCCAACCTCTGAACTTCATACAAAGCGCGTTCTCTCAAGGCTTCAATCACATCGTCAACGAGTAAGCGCAATGGGTCAATAGGATCAAGCCCAAGGCAACTGATCTGAAGCCGTCTAATCAATGCTTTATTTGTCATTCACTCTTCCCCTTGATGATTTTCTGCACCACTTCTTTGGTGGTGAAACGGTGCTCATTGGCGCACTGATAACGCCGATACACCTCATTGTTTGGCCGCGCCCTCGTCTCCAAGGTGGTGACCCATTTATCGCATACAGGGCACTTCATTTGATCTCTGTCTTATCAAGCAAGAAAGCAATGAAGGCATAGACAACGCCAAACAAGATGGCGATGCCAAGAGCACCCAGCAAAACGAAGTTCAAGACTGTTTCCATAGTTTCAGCACCTTTGATTTGTGTTGCGGCTCCTCGACCTTGGGCGAGTTACCAAAGACAGGCTCCCATCCGCGCTTGCGCCATGTGGCTTGCACGTCAGCGCCTCGCGTTGGGGTGAATGCAGCGTCAAAGACGTGCAGGGTCGGCCAGACGATCTTCGTGCCAGCCGGTGGCGTCCAGTTGAGTTCTCTTTTCATCGCTGTGCCGCCATCAATTCAAGTTCAACCTCTTTGACGCGCTCGCGCAAGATGCTCACCTCGTGCTCAAGGGTGGAGATCTTCTTCTCTAATCGCTCGCGGGTCATGTTCTCGGCATGCACCCAGCCGATCAGTGTGCCCTCTGTCACGGCCTTGCGTGCCAGCGTCTTAAAGTCCTCGCGGGAGAGGAAGCCGCCACCGATCTCCATTGGCGGGGTGAACTTGTTGACTGCGCGGTCAATCTCAATCTGCATTTTTTCAGACATGTGTTTCTCCTTGTGTTGTTTCTCTGGCTTTCAACATTGCGTCTGCCATTCTGTATGCGTGTTCAGCTACATAAATGTCTGCTTCAGGATAAATCTGAAGATTGATCCAGCCAGATATAAATGCTTGCATAGCCTTTGCCGCAAAGTAATCACGCAAGGTCATGCCTTGTTCCGTAATATGCGCTACACCTGCTGGTGCTGGAAATGCTGGTTGGTCGTTCATGAAGACCACCATGCCACAAGCAGGACCGCAAAGCAGATGCCGATGGCGATGGCCGCCAGCACGTCAAGAATCTTCTCACTCATCTTCATTCTCCTCTTCGCACAGCTCGCAGCCAGGATGATCTGGATCGCGGCAGTCGTGGTGGCTGGCAAGGTTGGCCTGATACCGGCGGCGGTGAAAGTCTTCGGCTCTCATGTAGTCAAGGTCGGATTCGTCGAGTTGCATGGTGTTCTCCTTTGATTAAGCTGTAGTGGTTTCAACGACAACCACCAAGCCGTAGGCCGTGCCGCTGGTGGCGGTAAAGGTTGTCCATGTCTCCATGAAGGTGCGCTCGCCTTCATTCCATGAACGCAATGGAGAATGGTCTGGTGCAGTGCCGATGATCTTGGAATTGGTGACTGGTGTGATTTCCATGTTGCTCTCCTTGGTGTTGCGTTGTTGATGGTTGAATCATAAACGATTTGCACAAGTCGTCAACAACTATTATTTAATCCCCACAAACTTGTCGGGTATTCATCCCCTACAATCTGCTTGCTGGTTTTCTCCGCCAGCAGTTGCCTTATGGGGGTTGGCGTGAGTCAGCCCCCTTTTTTCACTGTACACTTGACCATCTTCACAAAACATGGTTAACATTCTACTCATGAAAGTTTCACAACAAGCAATCCACGACATCAAGTACAAGGCC